ACCAAGCCAAAGCCCAGGCAGCTATTGAGCGTAAAGAGCAAGAAGTGTTTAACAAGTTTCGTGAAGTATTTGGAACCAACGTTGATCGCATCTTAATCTGCCTCGGTGTATCTGGTGGTTCTGGCGGTGGTACAGTCAACACCCTTATCAAAGTAGCTAAGAAATACTTTACCTACATTGGTGTTGAGGATGTAGATCAGCGTGTCGGAGTTGTTGCATCATTGCCCACTGCTGGCGAATCCGCCTCTCCGAAGGTGGCTAAGAACGCCCACGCTCGCATGACCCAACTTTGCGGTCTCGCAGAAAAAGGAAAGATTGCTCCCCTTATTATGGTGGACAACGAGAAGATTAAAAAGCTTTACCCGAAGCTTACAGTCAAGAAGTTTTGGAAAACAATCAACAACACAGTCGCTGGCTTGTTCCACGTCTTCAATGTGCTTGCAAACAAAGACTCAGAGTACACAACCTTTGACGCTACTGACTACGATAGTATCATGCGTCAGCCTGGATGTATGATTATGGGTGTGACCACTGTAAAGAACCTTGAGAACGAGACTGCTGTTTCCAGCGCCCTTAAGAAGAATCTTGAGAAGACGCTTCTTGCTGAAGGGTTTGACCTGACTACAGCAACCGGCGCAGCTTGCATTGTTGTTGGCGGCGAGGTCATCTTTGAGGAGACCGTTGGCTTGATGGATAACATTGAGTTCGGCTTTGATACCTTGGCTGCCCTGACAGGTGGTGCCATGGTTCATCGTGGTATTTACGAAGATCCCACCAAGGATAAGCTTGTCACTTATACGTTAGTCAGCGGGCTAAAGCGCCCCGCTAAACGCATTGAGGGACTGAAAAAGTTCTTGAAGTAATATGAAAAAAGTAGTTGCACTCATACTGCTCTTTTCGCTTAACGCCGCTGTAGATAAACAGGTCTGCGATAAAGCCGAAAAAATATATCAATCTTCTATCGTAAAGCTAGAGGACCAACTCAAGAAAAACAACTCATGGTTTGACAGAAATCGGGGAACCCTCGGTCTTCTCACGGGTTTGGTGGTAGGAGTTGGGGTTTCTATTGGAATAGTACACGCTGTTTACCCACAATGAACAAATCAGATTACAACTACATTGCAGCAGTTGAGAAAGCCATAACCAAGAAGTATGGAAAAGACACAGTTCAGGATTTTCGCTCAGACTGGCAACAAGAAAAAGAGAAAGATTATCTCGACCAACTTAAGGTAAAGAGAATAAAAAGACAAAGAAGAAAAACTCGCAGAGAAAGAATAGAGATAGATGATGTTGTTATTAACAGGGCAACCAAATCAGTTAGAGTGTGTCCGGTATGTAAAACATATTCATTTTCAGCGGGTGACGACCTATATATGAATAGGTTTGACTGTTGTCAACAATGTTATATTGAGCATGTGGAGTTTCGTGAGGAAAGGTGGCAAGATGGCTGGAGACCTTCTCACGGTGAATACAAACCACCTAGACTCAGAAGTTT